CGGCTATGCTGCCGTTTTTAATACCTGGACCGATATTGGCGGGTGGTTTCGTGAGTCAATCCGTCCCGGAGCCTTTGCCAAAACGATTAAAGAAAACGACGTGCGGGCTTTGATGAACCATGACGAAAACTTTGTCCTGGGCCGTAACAAGGCCGGTACTCTGAAGCTCAAGGAGGATTCTAAGGGCTTGGCCGTTGAGATTGATCCCGTCCCGGCTACCTGGGCCGATGACCTTATGAAATCCATGAGGCGCGGGGATGTAAATCAGATGTCGTTCGGGTTCACCGTGAATAAATCTGAGGTGGATTATGAAAAAGATGAACGGGTATTGATCGATGTAACCCTGTTCGATGTTTCGGTGGTTACATTCCCAGCCTATCCGACTACTTCGGCCCAGGTGCGATCAGCATTTCAAAATAAGCAATCCCCGGTTTTCACTGTTACGCATTCCGATCCGTCGCCGATCCCGCCAACGCAATGGGATGACCTGGACAGGATTATAAATAAATTCAAATCGGGTGAAGATTTGACGGAAGAAGAAGTGCGTTCATTAACCGCTTTAATCCCTAACCTTTCCGTGCCGCCGGCAAAGCACACGGAGACGCCCCCGGAACCGCCTGCAAAGCATTCCGACGGTGACACCAGGACCGGGCCAAGGTGGTTATTTTTAGCGAAACAGGCGGACAAATTAGCCGCCGGTGTAAAGTAAATATTAAAAACAGGAGGATTAAACAAATGACTATTACGCAATACAGGGAAGCAATTAAGGTTCTCATGGACAAAGTGGGGGATATAAAAACCCGGTGCGCTGCCGAAAACGGTCGGGAACCCACGGAAGCCGAAGTTGCCCTCAAGGACGAACTGATGGACGAGGTTCAAAATCTGCAACGGAAGTTGTCTTCCGAAGAACGCGAAGAGCGATTAAGGACGGGTCTTGAGGCTCCCGTTAGTGCCCCGTTGACGCAACCCGCACCGTCCGGGGTTGTGGTTGGGGAAGATCGGAGGACGAAGGACCGTTTCTCCAGTCCAGGTGAACAATTTATGGCGATTCGTAACGCCTCCCTGCCGGGGGGCCATGTTGATCCCAGACTTTACGGTGTTCGAGCGATTACCGGACTCGGAGAATCAATCCCGTCGGATGGCGGATTTCTGGTTCAAAAAGATTTTTCATCGGCATTGTTAGAAGACCTGTTTTCCACCGGAACTCTCTGGTCTAAAGTCGGAAACCGCGTCCCTATCTCCGGTAATGCAAACGGAACCAAAGTCAACGGCATAGATGAGACCTCCCGAGTTTCATCCCGTTGGGGCGGGATCATCTCCTATTGGGTTGGTGAAGGCGGACAGGGTACGGCTACTAAACCGAAGTTCCGGCAAATTGAGTTAAACCTCAAAAAGCTCATGGGTTTATGCTACGCCACTGACGAAAACCTGGATGATGCCCCGCAACTCGAAAGTGTTCTTCGCAAGGGCTTTAATTCGGAATTCGGATTTCAGCTTGACGACATGCTACTCAATGGGACGGGTGCCGGGCAGCCGCTTGGATTTCTGAATGCCGGGTCTCTGGTGAGTGTTAGTAAGGAGTCGGGACAGAAGGCCGCCACTATCGTGGCCGAGAATGTGATCAAGATGTATTCGCGGATGTTTGCATCGAGTCTGGGTAGTGCTATATGGCTTATTAATCAGCAGACGCTACCGCAACTATTGACCATGAGCGTGTCGGTCGGAACGGGTGGAGTCCCGGTTTACCTGCCGCCGGGCAATACATTGGCCAATGCTCCAGGTGGGGCATTGATGGGGCGGCCAGTTTATCCCATCGAACAATGCGCAGCCCTGGGAACCGTTGGTGACATCCTTTTCGTGGATGTTGCGAACGGATACATTGTAGCGGAGAAGGGTGGTCTAAAAACAGACATGAGCATCCATCTGCGCTTCGACTACGATGAAGCGGTATTTCGTTTTATTTTACGGGTTGATGGCCAGCCCGTGAGAGCGGCCGTCCTTACCCCGTATAAGGGAGGAGCTACCGCTACGCAGAGTCACTGTATCGCGTTGGAGACCAGATCTTAACCTACAACCAACAAAGCCGGGGATAAATCCCCGGCATATAATAAATAAGGAGGATTTATCATGATAGAAATCAGTCCACAAACCAACCCGCTTATCTGGGCAGCCGGTCCCTGTGCATCAAGTGGCCTGGGCGATACCTGCGATTGGATCAGCCTCAAAAATGCAAAAGGAGCCTTTATTTATGTTACCGAAATCGGGAATAACGCCACTGATCTTATCCTGGATCATGTTCATCAAGGAATAGCCAATGCTACTCAAGGGGCCATTCCGGCACTCACGACCGGCCAGGAATTCCCGATTTGGATCAATCTATTGACCACGACAACTGATGCCTGGGTCAAACAAACTGACGCCTTGACCTACACCATCGGCCACACTGCGATTGCCAAAATGGTAGCTTTCTATATTAGCGCCTCAAAGCTCACGTCTGGTTATTCGTGGATTCAACTCGGGACCAGTGGAGGACACGCCACAAACATTGTGTCGGTCCATTATCAGCTCGTCGGAATTCGGTATGCACAGGCGACCCCGCCAACGGCGATAGCCTAAACTTCTACCGAGAGGCTGCATGATACTGCCATTCAGTCACTCATGCAGCCTCTTATAAAGGAGGTTTAAATGTTTCAAGAAGACGTAAGGGAAGTTTACCGGATCGCCCGGATGATCGCCAAGGAGGAAATCGCCATCGCCTTGAAGGCAAAAGTGGAAGAGCTTCAGACTCCAGTTATTGAGCCTGATCCTGAACCGACTCCGTTTAAGAAGTAAACCCTTAACAGGGGGGTCTGGAAAGATGGCTTCCCTCTCTAAAAGAAAGGATAAAAAACCATGCCTAATTACAATCCCTCTACAATCGCAAGAATCGGAGACATCAATTTAGGTATCCGGGTTGATACAGGAAGTCTTTTGGGTACAACCTACCTGGTTCATACTGGAACCCCTCAACATGAATTGTATAATGTCTATGGCCGCATCATGTTGCGCTATCTCTTTTTCGAGGTGGTAACTGCGGATATTTCTGCCAATGCCGCCCAGATTACTTGGAACGCCACTTTCTCGACAACGGCTTATACGGTTCAGCCGATAGGGACTAAATGTACCTCAGTCTCTGGCTTGAAGATCGGTCATCGGATTGTCTGGGGCGGTGGTGTTCTCGCTACGGCGGCCACCTTGACCACGCAGCCTTATCTATCCGACTTCGCCGCTGTCAGCCCCATGATTATCGGTGGTATCGGCTCAGTCGGGACCATCGGCTGTCTTGGTTCCGATGCTACCGTTACCACCGGGTCATTGGTTTGCAGTCTCTTCTACGTACCTATGAGCGATGGTGCTTATGTAGATGCACGAGTATAAACTAACCCTCCCCCCCCAGGGGCCGGTCCCTATGACGGCCCCGCCATGAGGATTGATACCATGAAAAAATTCATTATTATATTTGCCCTGCTCGCCGCCTTTATACCGACATCCTTATGGGCCACGGTGGGAACCTGTACCCAGGCAGTCACGGATGTTTGGATTGACAACCGGAGTGTCAATACTCGGGTATTGACTTTTGTCTGCACGGCAGCGGCGGACGATGGTGGAAGTTTTCCATCGACGGCTGTGACTGCGGCCAACATGAGCCTGATTAGCGGCTGGCTGCTGCTCACGGGATCGACGTTAAACGGTGGCACCGGCCCCACGGCATCATCGGTTATTACCCTGAAGACGGCAACCGAGGGGGACATTCTCGGGGGCGCGGGGAAGACTCCCGCTGCGGCCACGGCTACCCTGGCGAATAAGTTCAAGCCGTTTACTGATTCGGCCAATATGATCCCTGGGGTAGTTCCGATAAGCGGGGACTTGACCCTGGCCATTACTGGAAACGCCGTCAACTCAGCCGTCACGACTATCGTCTTTAAGTTCGTCAAATAGGGAGTATTCCCCGATGAAAAAGTTATTCCTGCTATTGCTTCTAATCCCCTCCCTGGCCTGGGGCTTCAACCTCAAGCTCTTAGACGACTACACCGGCCCGAGTTACGACTTCCGTGACGAGTTCGGCGATACCCTGGCCGCCGGTACAGTGAATGGCAC